GTTTTGGATGCAGCCAACTAATAACTGGTGGCCAGACAACTATCTTGCAACTGTTGGTGCCAGGAGACCAACTAATGCAACATTAACTGACGGTGGTACCTTTACTGGCAGAATAAGTGGAAGTCTTGGTTATAATGCTGCCTGGTTAAATAACCATCTGATAGGTATGACAATAGGTACTAACTATAACCCCTATGGTAGTGGCTTTGTTGCATTTGTTAACGCAATTGATAATAATGGCAGTGGTAGTCAACCTCGCACTATACGATTAAATGGTCCAAGTAATAATGGACCAACTAGCGGTTGGCAACGCCTTGCATTAAGAAGAAATAGTAGCGGTACTATACAATTAATTAAAGACTCCACAGTTATTGCCAGTGCTTCATATGATGGAAGAATACAAATAGATTCTTCTACTTTTGATCTCCGTGGTGGATTGTATTCAAACCTAAGCAACGGACAATCTACTAGTAGAATACTTTTTGATAACTGGATCTTTAGACGCGGTGAATCTGCATTAACAACTAATGTTGCACAACCATATAACCAAGACAATGTAGTTTGGCATTACCAGTTTAACAATGATTACGATGAAACATTCCAAGCATTGCTTGAAGGTGTTGCTACACTTCCAACAACATCAACAATGGTTGCTGTTCCTAACGCAACCTTAGACGGTATTACAATACATCAGTCAAGTGGTACACTAACTGCTGATGCTAACATAATTCAAGGTGCAAGTGCAGACATTACAAGTACAGCAACTTTAAATGTAATACCTGGATTTGTCAAAGACGCAAACATTAGCACTGACAGTATTGCAAGTCAAATAAGTGTTGTTGCTAAAATAGGTGACTTCTTTGTTAACGCCGATGTCGTTGCAAGTTTAGCACTTGACATAAGCAAGATTGCTGGTGTCACAGCAAGCATACAAGCGTCATACACAGCGTCTATTGATGTACACAAGCAAACTGACACACAAGCAATACCAAGTGCTACAACAACACTTAGTGCAGACGTAAGCGGCGGCTTTGTTGGCGGCAGTGCTCAACTAGATGTTACAAGTACATTAGGCATATTGTCGACTGTATTCAATAACGTTGATGCAAATATAAATGCAACAGCAACAATGATTGCAAATACAAGTGTTATTAGAAGTGCTGATGCACAAATGTCAAGCACAGTTGCACTTTCTAATACAATAAGTCCAATAAGAGGCTTTGACATAAGCACTGAGTCTATTGCTACACAGTTAGTTGCAGTTGCTAAAGTAGGTGACTTCTTAGTTGACACACAAACAGTTGCAACCTTAGCAATAACAGCACAAGTAACAAGCGGAAATGCGGCAACACTAGACACTACAACATCACTTGGAATTGATACTAGCAACATTATTAGAACTGTTGACACTAATATGTTTGCAGTTAGTAGTTTAACAACTGTCATAACTAGTGGATTAGATGCAATATCTAATCAAGAAGTTATCACAAGCCTAGACGTAACACCGGTTAAGATAGTTGACGCAACAGCAAGTCTTGCAAGTGAAAACGCATTTACATCTATAATTGTTGCAACACGCAACAACGAAATTGAGCTTAACAATGTTGTAGAACTTAGTGCAACAGCAAACTCAACTCTGTCAGCAAGTAGTACACCAACAGCACAAGTAACAGTAGTTGCAACTGGCGATAAACTAGTAAATTTTGAAAGTTTGATAAGTACTAGCGTAAGCATAACAGCACTTGGACAGTTAGTACACGTTACTGAAATTGTATATGTTATTCCACGTGAAGATAGAATATTTACAATACACAATGAACGAAGAACACATAAAATTACAAACGAAATTAGATCATATAAGGTAGGAGAATAACATGGCGATTAACAGAACAGGATTTGAACAAACAAATGTTGGGCTTACAATTGATAAGGATGTTGAAGCACAATTAACATACACATTTGATTGGAGCGAATGGCTTCCAAGCAGTGATGCAGTTAACACAGTATTATATTCAGTTGCCGCAAGACGCAATGACCCAACACCAATGGTAATTCAAAGCCAGGGTAAATCAAACGCAAACAAAAATACATTTGTTGAACTTAGCGGCGGTGCAACTGGTAAAGTTTATATTGTTACAGCAAAAGTTACAACAACAGACGGCTTAGTAGATAGAAGAAACTTCCGTGTAAACGTAGTTGATAGGGCAGCCTAAACATGCCTGACACTACTGAATACGAACGCGAACATCTAGAAGCACACGTTGATTTGTGCGCCATAAGGTATGCACATTTGAACGAACGCTTAGAAAAAGTTGAAGCCGCTGTTGTTGATTTACACACAGGCGTTGTTAAAGGTAACAAAGGATTAGTTAAAGCTATGATAGTTGCAGTAAGCACTATTGTTGTTGCCCTAGTAGGCGCTGTTGCAACAATTATAAGTTCAATGCCAGTTTAACTAAGTTCAATCTTAAGGTTGTTTAAATAGATGTATGAAGAACATACCAAAAGATCTATCTGACAGACTATTATTTGAAACACCAACAAGAAACGGTCCAGACACTAAAGACCCTATTGTTAATAACACTTTGCCTTTAGAACTTAAAGAAATAGTATACGACATATCTTGCGAAGATTGCAATATGCATCTAAATGAAAGTAGAGTTGTACAGTACAAAAGGTTGAGAGTACCTTACAAGTATTGGACTAGTCAATGTTTGGTATGTAAGAACTACAAATGTCCAATCACTAATGAATATAATCTAAACAATGTTGAATTAAGAAACCAACACAACATTATTGCTGGCAAAAAGCCTAAAACACAGCGCCAGTCTAGCACTGGTAAAACACTTGGTAGACCACGAAAAGAAACAGTCCTAAATTCAGAACAACAATTTATGAAAAAAATTGGTAGACCACCAGGGGCCAAGAACAAGCCAAAATGTAACGTATATGATAAATAATACTGTAGCAGAAGTGTATGGCTGTCACTGTACTCCTGAATATGTCCTAATGCCATTGGGCAACTCCGTTGGGAAAACTTCTGCTACATCTTTTAGTTCTGACGAATAAAAAGGATAAAAACGCCAGTCGTTTTATAGTCTGCTAAAACACTTAAAAGCGTGTTGAGGGCAGACTTTTTTTGGCTTAAACTTCAATTCAAGCGTTAACTATGAAAGCAATCCGTTGCAATGTGCCTTAACAAGCGATTGTGTTAGTTTATATAGTTTATGTGTCGTTGTGTGCCGTTATAGCGTATACTCTACAACAGTGTAATTAAGAGCCATAAATTATGCTTGACACAAACCACAAACCATGCTAAAATTGTAGTATTGCATAAATACTATTGTCAGAACAACTAGGAGAAAACAAAATGGCTATTACAAAACTAAAACACCACGACAAATGTCCAGTAAGCGTTAACAAATGCAAAGACAAAGAAGACGGCTATGCACGATTGGTCTGTGATAAACACAATGTAGAAATACAAATGTTAAGCAAGAATGATGTAATTGCAATCACGGGGAAATTATTATGAGTACAGCAATAATGGAACTAATTGCAAAAGATACAGCGATACGACAAAATGGCGTAGAGTATTATAACATAGAAGAACAAAAGAATAACAAAGAAGAACATATTGCAACGACTCCGTCTCTGATCTCTCTTGACAAGGCTTCGCCTAACTCAATAGATATTGAACTTGCTCAAGAGCGTCTTGACTCAAGAGAAAGAAAGGTGGTTATGGAAGACGAAATTTCTGAGGAGGAACCACCCCTTGGTCCACACAATGTCAAGCGAGCAATTGTGCAAATGTTTAACAATGAAGGTGGACAACGCAAGCTAAAAATTAGACTTAACTTAGATGATGGTACTAATGCAGAGTTTATTGCCCCTATGCAACCCAAGAGCAATTTAACCAACTTCCTACGTTACACAGCAGACAGCAAAGAAGTGGCAAGAGAAGTGTTTACCGGTATGCGTAAGCACGTAAAGGATCTATTAGGAGTAACTCCACAACAAGGCAAGTTCCACGAAAACACAGGTGCTCGTGCTACTACAATGAAACCAATACAAGTAGAGCCAGGCTGTTATGGAGCAATAGGATGGAATGGTGAAGATAAAACATACATCGGTTGGATTGTACTGTATGGACTGTACCTTAGGGCTTTTGCACTAGACGACGGTTACATCTCAGACAAACAAAAAGCAAGCGGAGTACGTGGACAATACTTGTGGATTAATCCTAAGTTTGACCAACGCAAAAGACCCTTGACTTGGGCAGAGAAGCGTAAGCAAGCAAAGAAGTCATAAATTACCACTTTATTGTCTCTTTTGATAAATACTTTTATGGAAATAGACAATAGCAAAACTGGCCCAAAGCCAAAGACTTTGGTAGAAGGAAGCATTACTGGACTTACTGTTGGTAGGAATAAAACAGTAGTCCCTCCTGATCAAGTAGAAGCCCTTGCAGAACTTGGATGTTCAGATAGAGACATTGCAAACTTCTATGGTGTAAAAGAAGACACTCTACGTTATAACTTTGCGGACAATCTTGTAAAAGGTAGAGAGCAGATGAAGATAACTCTTAGACGTGCAATGTTCAAAAACGCTTGTGTGAATATGAGTGCGGCAGTACAAATATTCCTCGCTAAGAACCTACTTCAGATGAGCGACACTGGCATTACTAACAGTGATGAAGCTTTGCCTTGGAATGAAGTACAACAAGAGGAAACTGTTGACGATGCCAAAGAAGCCTAAAATTGTAGACAGTGGCACAGTAGTAGTAAAGCCCCCTAAGCAGAAATGAGTAATACAGCCGAACTTAGCGTAACTATTATGTGTCATATGCAAAAGACCCTTAATGGTATTGTTGCTGAGCACGGCTCAATTAGTATTAACAACAAACTTATTTGGAACAAATACCTACACCAAATGGACAATGTGATATGGCGTGGTGTATTAGAAACACTAGTGGATCTACACCAACAAGAGCCTGAATACTTTGACCTACATCAAATAGGTGCAGTAACTCAAGGATTAGAAACACTCAACAAGTATTACGACTATTACGACAATGTGTTGCACATCAACAAGCCCACTATGAAGCATAGAGGAATTGCTTGGAGATGCTTAATGGTTGTTAGAGAAGTAATGAATACAATAGAGAAACGCAAATGACACTTAGAAAAGAATATATTAACGAATGGCGCATATGGTACAACGCATTTAACAAAGCCAATAAAGAAGAAACGTTTGTACATCCAGACTGGTTAGACTTTACGTCCTGGCTTAGTGAACTAGGTCCGAGACCAAACAGCACTGATCAATTCTGTAGAGACGATTGGACTAAAGGTTGGACACCAGACAATGCTGGATGGCGCACAATGCCATATGGTCGTAATAGAGACTATGGCTACAATAAGATTAGACATTTAAGACATTGCACTCAAAACAATACCCCTTAACGGGGCATTGTATTCTTTAAAACTATATTACAATCGTTATGCAAAGTAGTGGAATTGATCCATTTCTTCGTCCTCAATTGAAATACTTGCGTTTGCATCAACTGTTACACCCAATTGTGTAAGTGCTAATACTAATTGTTCTTTTGTACTGAATGTACGGTCAACAATACTATCGTCAAGTTTAGTAATATTGCTTCCATTCCATAATGCAATTGTGTTTAAATATTCAGTTCCAAGTTGTGTTTTATTAATTAAGTTTGCCATTAGTGTTTCTCTCCGTTTAATGAAAGGCCTGCCAGTTGAAATGCTGTGACCATTTGTGCTTTCTTTGCTATTGATTCGTGCTTTGGTAAGTTAATTGCGTGTAAATGTATTTGAATGTCGTTAGCTGTTGCTGACGGACAATGCTTATTAAACCATTCACTATTTGCAATTTCGTTGGGGGTGCGTTGATCGCTTCGTACTTCAACAAAGTACTTGTCTTTTATTTGAATTGTGCGTAAATTGTATGCCATTAATAGTTCTCCTTTGTGTTAACTATACTACTATTATACAATAGTATTTATGCAATGTCAACCTTTTTTGGTTATTATTGGATCATACAAATAGTGCTAAATGTGGTGGAAGTAAGCTAATCTTTTCTTGTGGTACAAAGAACAAATCCATTTCGCCTCGTCCTTCCTTGTGAGTTCGCAAGTCAATCCAACCGTTAATCTTTGAACAGCAACGATAGTTAAGAGCATCAAACAAGTCAGCAATGTCAGTGCGAGCATAGTTAAACTTACGGCATTGCTTCTCAACTAATTCTAATTGTAGTACTGGACGATTGGTTGTTATAGTTTGCATTGCTCCTTGTAATACAAACAGTTCATACCCTTCTACATCTATCTTAATAAAGCCAACTTGAGTAAACTTGTATGAGTCTAGTGTACGCACATCTACATCTACTGTAGCTTTAGTAGTGCCTCTACTTCTAGGGTTCTTGTCAAAGTGTTGTAAGTGGTTATGTCCGCCATTGCGAGGATGTGTTATTATTTGTGTTGTCCTAGGTGTTTCGCCTAATGCACTTGTGTGAAGTGTTACGTTAGATACGCTGTTGTCTCTTACAGTGTTTGTCCATAATGTTTGTGCTAACGGAGTCGGTTCAAAGCACTCAACAGTGTTAAAGCGTTTAGCATAGTGTATTGCGTTCACAGCATTGTTAGAGCCAATGTCAATACAACGCTGCCAGGATTGTACAATTGTTTGTGCAAAGTCCCAGTTAGTTGATTGATACTGTCCGTGCTGAAGTCTTCCGTAATACATTGTATCACCTTGCTCAATCCAGTAAATATTCCCGTCCTTGCTATGTATTGCTTCTATGTTCATAATGACGTATCCTTTGTAGTATTTATGCAAACTTAGATTTTACTCACGAAAACAGACTCCGAAGAGCCTGCTCGT